CTTCAAAAATTCTCCGGGGGTAGTTTTTATGGGTATAAAGTACCCTAATACTCTTGGGAAAGGAGTAAATTGTGGGACAATATTATTTAAAACACTATGGAATGGTATCTGACGATAAATTTTATTCTAATTATTTAGAGCATTATGGTATATTAGGAATGAAGTGGGGTGTTAGAAGATACCAGAATCCTGATGGATCACTAACAGCCCTTGGTAAATCGAGATATGGCACAAAAGAAAATTTTGAAAATTACCAAAGAATAAAAAAAGCTGGTAGATTTGGAGCTGTTGGAGCAGCGATAGAAGTTCAAAGATTAAAAAGTGAAGGAAAAGAATTAAAAGGTGTTAAATCTTTAAGACAGGCAAAGAAAGAATTAAAAGAAAAGAATAAAAAAGATAAAAAGCATAAATGGGAACAGAAGAGTGAAGAGAAATCGAAGAAATTTAAAGAAGAAAATGAGAGAAAGTGGAATGAGGCTCGTGATGAGTTAGAATCCAAACTTAAGAATGATAAAAAGTTTAGAGACGAATATTATGCACATCCATCTGAAGGAAAACGTAGAATGATTCGTGATGATGATAATGTGTTTAATTATGTTCATAAGAAAAACCTTAGAGAAGATCACGATGGATCATATAGAAGAAGGTATGGAACAGGAACGCCTGGTTACAATGCATTAATTGAAGATCGACGTAGATTACAAAATAATAGAATCTATGATGATAGGGTTTTAGATTTCTCACAGCAAGATTTCGAGGATTGGGTTAATTATGGAAATACTGTATCGTGGGACGAATTAAATAGAGCAAGAAGAAAGAGAACCTAATTAATTATATTTACACTCCTTTGAAGGAATGATGGGACAGTTATCGGTTCCCGACGGTAATATTAATAAATTGTGGTTCTCCTTTCAGACAAGTTATTATGTTTCATCATTCCTATAAAGGAGTGTGAATTATATTTGAAAGGAGTATGGAGGTGGTATAATGCCTCGAAAGAAGCAAACTCCAAATGATAATGGAGATAACAAAAAATACCCGTTGCCTCCAGCTTTAACAGAAGAAGCTTTAGAGAATAAGATGATCATGAAAGCATATGAAGTTGTTTATCAACGAATGTGCGATGGAACGGTCACTGCTCCAGAGCTTGTTCATTTTCTGAGATTAGGATCGACGAAAGAAAGAGAAGATCGGGACTTTCTCAATAAAAGAAAAGAATTGCTGGAGGCCAAAACAAAGGCAATTAATGAGTCTAAGAATATAGAAGAACTATATTCTAAAGCTATTGAAGCTATGAAAAGCTATAGCCCGACTCAATCGGAGGATGAAGAAGATGGATAAGTCGTACTCCGAATTAATGAAATTGGAATCTTATAGAGATAGATATGAATATTTAAAAATAGGCGGACAAGTTGGAGAAACAACATTCGGCGGCTCGAGATGGCTAAACCAAGTATTATACAGATCTCCAGAATGGAAAAGATTTAGGAGAGAAATAATACTTCGGGATAATGGCTGTGATCTAGGATGTCAAGATAGACAAATAGCAACAAAGGTTTATATACACCATATAAACCCGCTAACAATCGAAGACATCAAACAACGAAGCTCAAATATTTTCGACCCAGAAAATGTTATCTGCTGTAGTTATGAATCACATCAAGCCATACATTATGGAGATGAATCGATGTTGTCAATAGATGTTCCAACTAGAAGACCTAATGATACTTGTCCATGGAGGTAAAAATGTCTAAAAGTATATTAACCTCTATAAAAGAAAATATTAGTGGTATTAGAGAAGATTATACATATTTCGATAATCAATTAATACCAATAATTAATTCCGAGTTTGCAAAACTTTGTCAGCTTGGAGTAGGGCCCGAAGAAGGGTTCCAGATAAAAGATAAATCGGCAACATGGGATCAGTTTACCACAGATCCAAGACTTAATTTTATAGAAGAATATATTACTCTTAAAGTTAAGATCATATTCGATTCATCAGATTCATCTTCATTTGTGTTAGAAGCACTTAAGCAAGTTGCAAATGAGTATGAATGGAGATTATACATGGTTGCTGAAGAATTAAAAATGGAGGCAAAGGAATAAATGGCCTTCAAGTTCTATAATCCGAATCCTAAAGGGAAATTTACAGATGATTGTGTTATACGAGCCATCTCCAAATTTTTTGATCAATCGGGGAGGGCTTCTGAAATATGGAGCCCTCTTCATTTCTTTTACTGGAGGTAATACATGTACGACGAATATGACAATTTAAATTACCTCGCTCATCATGGAATATTAGGAATGAAGTGGGGAAAACAAAATGGACCCCCATATCCATTATCAGAAGCAAAGCATGATAAGGTTGTGGCAAAAGCCGAAAAAAGAGAAGCAAAGAAAGCTATAAAAGCTGAACATAGAAGAAAGAAGATACTTAAAGATCCTAAAAAGATAGTTAAGTATCAGGATGAATTTAGCAAAGAAGAGATAGAAACAGCCCTTGATAAAATGGACACTATAGATAAAGTTAAGTCCAGAATAACAGAATCAGATGTTAAACAGAAAATAAAGAAAGTAAAGCTATCTAGAAAAAAGAAAAAATTAGCAAGTACGCCAAGCGATCTGGAAAGAAATATGCATAAATTCACCCCAGATGAATTAAAAGAAGCAATTCAGTATTTAAAAAATACAGAAGATATTTTTACACTAAAACTTAATAGAGCAAAAAGACCAATGCAGGTTGGTCAGACAATATCTGATTATATAAGAACTCTTGGCGGTTTATTTGAAAATTGGAATAAATTACGAGATCAATCTGTAAAAATGACCGGAAAAGGAATGTCTAATGAACAGAGAAATAAGAAATGGATATATGATAATATGTCTGAAAAATATTTTAATCTGTTTTATAATTCTGTGAAAAAAGATAAAAAAAAGAAGAGTGATGGAAATGGATCATCCCCAGTTATAAATATCGAGAATATATTACCATCTGTTAGTGAGTCTAAACCCGAAACTAACGAGATTACTTTATTTACAGATTCCGATTTAAATGAATATTTACGTAATGAACGAAATAAATTGGATGAGTTAGATCGTAAATTTAATCATTCAGATATGTATAATTTACGATTAAATTCGGAAAAGTATTTAGTTCACGATGATATAAGAAAGATTAAAATTGATAGGTGATTATTATGGCTAGATATTATATTGAGCATTATGGGTATATAGACGATGATCAGCATTCGTTAGCTCATTACGGCGTTCGTGGAATGAAATGGAGAAGGCATAGATATGGAAGTAATTCTAATGAAATGCCAACAAGAGGTCAAGGAGCCTCATATTATGGGCCAAAGAATTCGAGAAAGAAGCCTAATGGATCTGGAACAGGAAATTACAATTATAACGTAGGTGCTATGGCAACAAAAAGAAATAATAGTAACACATATGAAATGCCAACAAGAGGTCAAGGAGCCTCATATTATGGGCCAAAGAATTCGAGAAAGAAGCCTAATGGATCTGGAACAGGAAATTACAATTATAACGTAGGTGCTATGGCAACAAAAAGAAATAATAGTAACACATATCCAGGTCCCAATGGAGGAACAATTACTGTAACTGAAACTGATAATTCTGCACAGAGAAAGCGCCGTAGAGAATTTATGAATAGAATAAGGCATGATCGTGAAGCTCGAAGACGTGAGGAAATGAGAAGAAAAAGATTAGGAAATTATTTTAATCGCTAACCTCAAAATAACTTAGGAGAACCAAAATATGTCACTATCTAATACCGCAGTCCCTATTTATTATGGGGAATTCAGAAATGCTGTGGTTCGGGGCGAAATAGCTATTAATCAAGAAATTGCTATGGAGATGGATAGGATCGATAGTTTAATTGCAAATCCCGGAATCTTTTATGATGATAAAGCCGTTGAAGGATGGATTCGATATTGTGAAGCTGAACTAACGCTCACAGATGGATCCGATATGTATCTCCTCGATAGTTTTAAATTATGGGGAGAGCAAGTGTTCGGTTGGTACTATTTCATGGAAAGACAAGTATTCGAACCAAATAAAAACGGCAAGGGAAAATTTGTAAAAAAGGTAATAAAAAAGCGACTAGTTAATAAACAGTATCTGATAGTAGCAAGAGGCGCTGCTAAATCTATGTATGATGCATGCATTCAAGGATATTTTCTTACTGTTGATAAGGATACTACACATCAGATAACAACAGCTCCAACAATGAGACAAGCAGATGAAGTTCTTGCACCTCTACGAACAGCCATAATAAGAGCAAAAGGACCATTATTCAAGTTTCTAACGGAAGGAACATTACAGAATACTACAGGTCCTAAATCTAATAGGCAGAAGTTGGCATCAACTAAAAAAGGAATAGAGAACTTTATGACAGGTTCATTGTTGGAAATAAGGCCGATGCAGATTGATAAGTTACAAGGATTAAGAACAAAAGTAGCAACAGTCGACGAATGGCTTTCTTGTGATACAAGAGAAGATGTTGTTGGTGCTATAGAACAGGGATCTTCTAAACTTGATGATTATTTAATAATTGCAACAAGTTCTGAAGGAATAGTTAGAAATGGTATAGGCGATACTATGAAAATGGAGTTGATGAGCATTCTAAAAGGTGAATATATCAACCCACATGTATCTATATTCTATTATAAACTCGATGATCCAAAAGAAGTAGCAAATCCTGAAATGTGGATTAAAGCCAATCCAAATATTGGAAAGACTGTCACATATGAAACTTATCAGTTGGATGTTGAAAGAGCAGAGAAAGCTCCAGCATCTAAAAATGACATATTAGCTAAAAGATTTGGAATACCAACAGAAGGTTATACATATTTCTTTACATATGAAGAAACTGTAAAACATAGGAAATCTGATTTCTGGGGTATGCCATGTTCTATGGGTGCAGATATGTCACAAGGTGATGACTTTTGCGCATTTACTTTCCTATTTCCTTTACGAAATGAAGCATTTGGTGTTAAGACAAGAAGTTATATTACATCTCTTACTTATTCAAGATTATCTCCAGCTATGAAGTTGAAATACGATATGTTTATAGATGAAGGAAGTTTAGTGGTTCAAGAAGGAACCATATTAAGACTTGATGATATCTATGATGATCTCGATGGTTATATTCAAGAAAAACAGTATGAAGTAATAACATTTGGCTTTGACCCATATAATGCAAGAGAATTTGTTGAGAGATGGGAAAGAGAAAATGGTCCTTATGGAATAGAAAAAGTTCCACAAGGAGTAAAAACAGAAACAGTACCATTAGGCGAAATAAAAAAGTTATCTGAAGAAAGAATGCTTATATTTGATCAAGAACTAATGTCTTTTACGATGGGTAACGCAATAGCTCTTGAAGACAACAATGGCAATAGAAAACTATTCAAGAAACGTCGTGACGAAAAGATAGATAATGTAGCAGCTTTATTAGATGCGTACGTCGCTTATAAATTACATAGTGATGACTTTGAACACTAAGGAGGACCGATTAATGGCATCATTAAGGGAACGCCTCCGAAAATCATGGAATGTATTTACTGGTAAAGAATTTCCAGAATATATAGATTACGGTCCATCATATTCTAGACGTCCTGACCGAGGAAGATCATTCTATGGAGGCACAAAGCAGTCGATCGTTTCTTCTGTGGTAAGTCATATTGCGGTAGATTGTGCTGCCATAGATATATTACACGCCAGAGTCGATACTAACGGAAAATATGTAGAAACTATTGACGATTCACTTAATAGGATATTTACATTAGAAGCTAATATAGACCAGGCAGGCAGAGTATTCAAACAAGATATTATACAATCTATGTTTGACGAGGGAGTAGTAGCAGTTGTTCCTATTGAAACTAGCGATAAGATAGATGAAAATACAGGAACATATAAGATTTATACTATGCGAGTTGGTAAGATTGTTGCATGGTATCCTCAGCATGTTAGAGTTGATCTTTACGATGAGAGAGACGGAAGGCATAAAGAGATAAATCTTAATAAAAAAGATGTTGCTATAGTTGAAAATCCATTATATTCTATAATGAATGAGCCAAACTCAACATTACAGAGATTAATGAGAAAGTTAAGTTTATTGGATGCAATTGATGAAATTAGTGGATCTGGTAAACTCGACCTTATATTTCAGCTCCCTTACACAATAAAAACCGAATCACGGAAGCGAGAAGCAGCTCGTAGAAAGCAACAGATTGAAGAACAGTTATATGAAAGCAAATATGGAATCGCATATATAGATGCAACAGAGAAAGTTACTCAGCTTAACAGATCTCTCGAGAATAATCTATTAGCTCAGATACAATATTTGCAGAAATTATTCTTCAATCAGTTAGGTGTAACAGAATCAGTATTTGATGGCACAGCTGATGAAACAGCTATGTTGAATTACTATAGTAGAACTATTGAACCCGCATTATCAGCATTCGTTGATGAGTTTAATAGAAAATTTATTAGTGAAACAGCATACACTCAGGGCCAGAGAATAATATTCTTTAGAAATCCGTTTAAGCTTGTACCTGTGGATAAGATCGCAGATATAGCAGATAAATTTACGAGAAACGAAGTATTGTCTTCGAACGAGGTTCGTTCTCTTATTGGCTTTAAGCCGGTTAATGATGAACGTGCGGATGAACTTCGTAACAAAAATATTAATGAATCTCCCGAAGCATTGCCGCCTCCGACGACAAATGACTATGGTGATGATTATGGTTCAGAAGATGAACAATATTTTAATCATAGCTCTATTTTGGATAGTCCAATACGACGAGCTAGAAAGGAGAAAATTCAAAATGGCACCAAAAAATTATGATTTTTGTGGCTGGGTTACAAAGAATGACGTTTTATGTTCTGATGGCAGGACCATAAGAAGAGATGCATTCGCGCATCAAGATGGCCAGAAGGTTCCGATGGTTTGGATGCACAATCATTCTACTCCTGATGCTGTCGTAGGATATACCATCCTTGAAAATAGACCGGAAGGCGTTTACGGCTATTCTTATTGTAATGATACAGAAAACGGCCGCAAAACAAAAGAGCTTGTAAAGCATGGAGATGTAAATTCATATTCTATATTTGCAAATAAGCTCAAGGAACAGGCAGCCAACGTTCTCAACGGTGTGATACGTGAAGTAAGTGTAGTACTTGCTGGAGCGAACGATGGCGCAAGAATCGAAGAAGTATCATTGTCCCATTCCGCGGCAGAAATAGATGACTACGATTATAATGGGTACTATGATGCTATAATTGTTACAGGAGACAGTGAAATGAGTATGTATCATTCAGATGAAAATGAAATGAATGAAGAGCCCGAACTCACAATTGGTGATGTACTCGACACAATGAATGAGGATCAGCTCGCTGCAGTTAATCAGTTACTTGAACTTCGCGAAAGAGAACTTCTTGGTAATAAAGAAGACGATCATGAAGAAGACGAGTATGATGACGATCATGAAGAAGACGAGTATGATGACGAGTATGAAGAAGATGAAGACTATGATGAGGATGACGAATCTGAGATAATGGAGCATTCTGCAATGTCTTCCGATGAATTCTATGGAGGAGAAGAAAACATGAAAAGAAATGTATTTGA